ATGGTCAAAGACGCAGTAAGGTCAGAAGTAGTTTGTTCTCCTGCTTTTTTCTTAACAAAGATACGGGGCAGGTCTACTTTCATTTCGTACATCCAACCAACCACAACTGTATCACCGCCAAAGTCTCCAAGAAATTTGTAGGAAGGTGCACTGCGTTGTGTGGTGTCTTCAATAAAAACTTCACCAGTTGTTAAGTTAACTGCAGCCAATGCTGTACCAACACCAGACCCTGCAGAGGTAAAGGCTACTTCTGTGTGAGTGCCGTTGTACGAGCCAGCGGTCAATGATTTAGACGAATCTAAATGTACACGGTACTTAATAGAATCACCGTAGAAATCATCACCAGTTGCTTCTCTAGTAGTATCAATCTCTTGCAAAGGAATCTTCAAAAGATTGTAAGAAGTGTCCTGTACGATGTACAACTCGTCGTCAAGCACAAACAAGTTTTTAACATTAAAAGGAAGGCTCCACTTAAACCAAGCTGACTGGACACGCCGGTCACCTGTGTTAAAATAACGGTAACCAAAGATGTCTGATTCACCTGCTTTGTTTAAAAATACGGTGTTGTTTTCACGGCTATTTGTGATAACAGTTAAATCTGTAGGCAGCAATCTTGGGACAACCTTTGTCTGTTCAATCATATTGGGCTCACCTTCTCTACGTATGTCAACCATTTCAAAGAATCTGCCATTACGACCAGCGCTATCTACAAATGCAATAGTAGTGCCTAAGGAAATAGGATCTGTTTGAGGGCTGTATCTATAGGTAGAGATGTTAGAAACCTTTCCAGTCTCAGGTGTCAACGAATCACTATCGGTATGCAGCAAAAATTGTTGAGTTTCTGCAAAGATAACCAAACCAGTGTTAGTTTCGATCGCATTTTTCAACAATGTTGGCTGTGTTGAACTGGCTTGTATATCAATAGGATCAGAAGCACCAATAAGCAAAGCAGTTTCTTGGAAAAAATTACCAGGCTCACTAGCACGACTTAAGATGATATTGTCTTCACAAAGAAAACCTAAGCGATTACGGTGGAAGAACGTTTGAGATATTTTCTTGTCAACGAATGACGGAAAAGGATTGGTATTGTCATCACCAACTTGACGTGTTTCCCAAGTGTATGTACCAACTGTAAAACTACCGTTAGATTGACGTTGAATGACATGAGGAAGAGTGCTGGCGTCAAAGGTAGTGAACTGATCGGGACCGACAGTCTCTTCCCATTTGCCAGGTCCATCGTTACCAGCATCACCCACAAACTTAAGGAAGTAATCATCCTCCTGTGAGTCACTGCTATTGATGACCTTAACAATCATTCCATTTTTACATTGACGTGGAAGTGTCGTTGGATCGTTAACCTCCATAGGAGTAATTCGCCAAAGATCTGGCTGTTTTGTTTCAACAACAAAAGGACTGCTATGTGCAAGGAAAATACCGTTACCAATAACTTGCACAGTATCTAGGTTGATTTGACCAGTACCAGTACCAGAAACAACTTGACTTAATATGCCATCTGCAGACACAGAAGTATTGGCATCAAAAGATGTAGGGTCAGGACGGAAAAAACCTCTGTCTACTTTGCCTTTGATTTGTTGAACATCTTTGACCGTCACTGTGTAGGTGACATTCTGCATGTCAACAGTAAAAGTTTGATTAGCAGTCCAGCCATAGCCACCGTGTAGCAGCTCAGTAGTAACATTGTAAACACCAACATAATCATCTGATTGTGTAGTGCCAGCAGCATTTTTAGAAATTGCTACTTGACCAACAGCGGTCAACCGGAAAACAAGGTTTCTTCCATTTCCAGCATCTTTAATGAAGATCTCTGAAGACTGATGTTGCAGAGATGGATCAATGCCAGTGTAGTTACCGCTTCCACGAGAGATAGATGTATAACCACTGCCACCAGCGCTTGGAGTATTGACGTGAATGCTTAATGCTTTGCCACCAGAAGTAATTGACTGCTCAGCAGCAGTAGGGGTGTGAACATCGAAACTGTATTCACGACCGTGGGCTAGTTGACGAAGCTCAACAAAGGCTTGGTAGTCTTGACCATTCAATGAAGAATGGATACCTGCACCTCTCAACGGAGATTTAGCGGAAGTACGTTGGACAGAAACTGTGCTGTTAGTAACAAAAGTAGTATCAGCAACAGTTAGAAACTTGAGATCTTCATCTGTAGTGTGTGCAAGATAGCCATTGGCACTGCCGTTATGTACCAGACTACCTGAGGTATTCCAGATCTTTACTGCACCATTTCTTTGTACTTGACCGACGTAAGCCCCTTCACTTCTATCACGATAGTAGCTAAACCAAGTACCAGCAGATGCACCAGACAATGCACTGATAAACCTACTGCCAGGACGCTTTACCAAACCATCCGTGATGTCAGGTACACCGTTAACCAGATCTTTCACCTGCCCTGGTAGTACCAGCTCATCAGGTTGTTGTGAGATACCTCCAGTAAAACTAGGGATAGTTTGTGTAATGCTTGTCATGAGCGCCTAAGTGCGTGATGAGGTTGATATGCTCTGTAAGTTGTGCCATCAGGCCAGCCCATAAAGTTATGGTCGCCTTGTTCACATTCGTATTCAATACAGGCAGCACGAGCTTGCGCTTCCTGAGTACCAAGCAACTGGACTAGCTGAGGGTTAGCAACCAGTTGTGTAGCTGCACGTCCTGCAGCACGATAGATAACGTAACGACGGAAGACAGGCGGGAGATCTTCAAACGCATACAACGTTACAACGTCAAGTTCTACGTCATTTTCAAATTCATCTGTGTGTTCTACTTTGTTATACAGTCTACCGTTACGTGTAACCACGTTGAGTCTGCGATCATTCTGGTTGTCATGAATGTCATAACGTAGTACGTTAGGTGGTACTACAATATGCTTGTTAGTATCAGGAGAAAGCTTTACATGCAGTTCGGTGTTGAACTCCCAGCCTTCGTTTTGTACATCTATATTTACTTCAGTAAGAAGATTGTAGATAAAAGAAATCTCTGGGTTTGTAAAATCAAGAGTGGTAATGGGAGACTGACCGATACTCCCCAGGATTGAGTTAACTGCGGATAGTTCGGTATCGAGTGTTGTCGTAGAGGGAGTAGTCATATGAATAAAAAAAAGGGGACCCGAAGGTCCCCCGTAGATCTAATAAATAGATAGATAAATCAGAAGTTGGCAGCGCCAGCAGTGTTGACCACACCGTTGGAGTCAACAGAAGGAGCGGAGTCAACCACGAACTCCACAGCGGCTGCGGGGTTCAGGTAGTCAGCGCCCATGGCGAGGCGTCCGACGATCAGGTCGCCCTGATACATCACGGACACGTCGTTGCTGGTCACTTGGACTTGAGGTCCGATAGCTTCCACAACACCTGCAGCTTCCTTCTGGAAGATAAGACCACAGGACTTGCCGAAGACCTGACCACCGTAGTTGTTACGGGAGCCATAGTTGTCGCCAGTAACAGCGGTGTCAGCAGGCATGGTTTCGCCAACGAAGTCGCCAGCCAGAGGCAGGCTGGAGTTGGTGCCAAACTTGCCCAGGAACGGAATGTTCATGGACTTGTAGATCTGGATACCAGCGATTTCGATGATACCCTGACCGGACTGCAGGGCAGTACCCTGGACGTCACGGTTCACCAAACCATTGCTACCGACCGCTTGGATCAGTTCATAGTATTGGCGAGGGTTGATGACAGCCACACGACCGTCAGAGCTAACACCCTTCTCGTCGAGAGCAGCAGCAGCATCATAGAAGCCTGCAATCAGAGAGGTAGGGTTGGTAGCGTCAGAACCGTTGGTAGCAGTACCGAGACGGATCTGAGTACCACCGGGCTCGGTGTAGCCGCTAGCAGAGATAGGAGAAGCAGTACGTGCACCACGGGTGATGCTACGGAAGATCTTCCGGTCATAGGTTTCAGCCAGAGCGTAGCCGATCTTACGGGAGATCTCGCCGCGCAGCTCGTAGTGAGCAAGGGTTTCATCCAGCTCATACAGGAAAGCGGAGCTGACGAGCAGGTCATCGACCGTAATCGTCTTCTCTGCAACCGGAGGAGCTTTGTCGGAGTTACCCAGGATCGGGGTGCCAGGGGTGTGATACTCCGCCTTGGTGCGACCCGTGTAGATAAACTGCAGAGACTTGCCGTTCTGCAGGGTACGCTTCATGACAAGGTCACGAGCGATAGAGTTGTACTGGAAGCCCTTGAAGACTTCGCCAGAAAATAGGTCAAGGTAAAGGTCGCGGTTGTTAGAGGCGTTGCCTGCCAGATTAGCGCGACCAAGACTTACCTGATTGGTATTAGCCATTGGTATAGAATAAAGTAATTAAGAATATGTAGCCGTTTTCGATCGATCAAAATTTTTGTGGTCTATTCCCACCGTCTAGACGGCGAAGGGTATCTTCCGTAGAAGGCCAACGCCAAGACTGGTGGGAGGACTTGCACCTCCCTGTAAGCTTACTTAACCAGTTGCTTATAAACTACACCACGATAACGAAGAGCATCAACTTTATAGTTTTGTGCTTTCTTCTTAGCGTTTGCGATGTAGCGGATAACGATGTTGGACATGAGTTCGTACCTAGTAAAACCTAAGCCCCGTTCCATGCTTAGGAGGTCATGCGTCTATGGTTGACTCAAGTACCATTTTGGTAAACTGTGTTTCCAAGAACTCAATATCTTGTTGCTCTTGTGGGTGACCACCAGGCCACTGTTGTTTATACAGTCTAAGTGCATCACGGATAACGCGAGCACCTTCATCACAGACTCGAATGTCAAACATAGATGAACGTACGAATTGATTAGCCGATGGCAGGAGCAGTCAGAGCAACAGGAGTTGTCTCAGCAGCAGCCAGGTCCAACGGGAAGTTGTGGGCGTTGCGTTCGTGCATGACTTCCATGCCGAGACCAGCTCGGTTCAGGATGTCCGCCCACGTGTTAATAACATGACCTTCACGGTCTTGGATGGATTGGTTGAAGTTAAAACCATTCAAGTTAAAAGCCATGGTACTGACGCCTAGCGCGGTGAACCAGATACCCACCACAGGCCAAGCAGCCAGGAAGAAATGCAGACTGCGACTATTGTTGAAGCTGGCGTACTGGAAGATAAGACGACCAAAATAGCCATGAGCGGCAACAATGTTATAAGTCTCTTCTTCTTGTCCGAATTTGTAACCATAGTTTTGACTTACCTCTTCAGTTGTCTCACGGATAAGGCTGGAGGTAACCAGACTACCATGCATAGCAGAGAATAGAGAGCCACCGAAGACTCCAGCAACACCAAGCATATGGAATGGATGCATAAGGATGTTATGCTCTGCCTGAAAGACAAACATATAGTTGAAAGTACCCGAGATGCCAAGCGGCATTGCATCAGAGAAGGATCCCTGACCGAAGGGGTACACCAGAAAGACGGCACTCGCTGCTGCAACAGGTGCAGAGTAAGCGACGAAGATCCAGGGACGCATACCTAGTCGATAGCTAAGTTCCCACTCTCGTCCCATGTAAGAAAAGATGCCAATGAGGAAGTGGAATACGACAAGCTGGAATGGACCCCCGTTGTAGAGCCATTCATCAAGTGTAGCAGCTTCCCAAATTGGGTAGAAGTGTAGTCCGATGGCATTGCTGCTCGGAACGACGGCTCCTGATATGATGTTGTTTC